ATCCACTCTAAGAGCATTTGACGAAGTAGGGGGTACTCAGTACCTTAAAACTATCGCTGCTAAATACCCTAACGCTTTCCTTAACTTCTTGGGGAGATTCGTTACTAGGGATATTGAACTATCAGGGAAAGAGGGTGCTGACCCTGTTCAGTTTATTATAAGGGGAATAAGTGATAAAGGAAATACCAATACTCCCACTTAGGGACTATCAGGCTAAGGCGTGGGATTATTTAATGTCTCACGATACTAGACGTTCTTTCTTTATTTGGCATAGACGTGCAGGGAAAGACTTGTTTGGATTACAGTATCTAGTAGCAAGGGCTATGGTAGATGTGGGTAACTACTGGTATATACTCCCACAACAGAATCAAGTAAGGCGTGCTATATGGGAAGGTATTACCTCTAAGGGGACAAGGTATCTTGATTTAATACCCTCTGAGGCTATCTATAAGAAGTCTGAACAGGAAATGAAAATAACCCTAAGAGACCCGCATAACCCAGAACAGCCTGGCTCTATTATCTCTTTTCTAGGTGGGGATAGGTATGATACTCTGGTTGGTGCAGGTATTAAGGGGTGTGTAATCTCGGAGTATGCTTTGCAAAGACCTAACCTGTATGACTTAGCTATTCAACCAATGCTAATGGAGTCTCGGGGGTGGGTAATGTTCAACACGACACCACGTGGACAGAATCACGCCTATGATATGTATAGAGCTTTACGAGATGACCCTGATGCTTATACTTCTTTACTCACGATAGAAGATACAGGGGTAATGGATTTAACTGATATTGAAATTGAAAGAAAACGGGGAAAGCCTGAAGAGATTATCCAGCAGGAGTTTTATTGCTCGTGGGCTGGTGCTATTCACGGCGCTTACTATGCTGATGTATTGTCAAAGGCAGAAGTAGGGGACTTTCCCTATGATGCAAGGTTTCCAGTTCATACTTGTTGGGATTTGGGGGTTTCTGATAGTATGGCTATTTGGTTTGTTCAGTTTATAAATGGAACGATACGACTAATAGACTATTACGAAGCATCTACATTTGGACTGGGGCATTATGCTGACGTTGTACTGAGCAAAGGATACCGCTATGCAGGTCATCACTTACCACACGATGGGGTGCAACGCCAGCTAACGCCAACTGAAAAGGCACAAAGTATTCAAGGGCAGTTATTAACTCTTGGGTTGAATAGCGTGGATATTATCCCTAGAACTCGGGATGTGTATGCTGATATTCAGGCTGTTAGGGGGATATTACCTATTTGTAGGTTTGACAATAAGTGCAAGCAAGGGTATCAGGCTTTGCAGAACTATCGTAGGGAATATGATGAGGATAGGAAGTGCTTTAAGAACAACCCATTACACGATTGGACTTCGCACGGTTCAGATGCGTTTAGGATTATCCCCATCATAGAAAGAACAAAGGTGAACGTAACTAAATCTTACGAGCCTAAGACTTGGGGAGGTATGAAGTGGTAAGTAGGCGTTCTGTATGGAAGTGGGTTAAGAGGATAAACGCTGAAATAGGGCGAGAGGACAAGAACGCTTATACACTAGATTACTTTATGAGGCTATCTAAATTACCTAACGTGAAGTTCACAATGCACTGGAACTGGTTTTTAGTTACTATGGTATATTTTGATATGTGGGGAGATACTAATTTGGCTGTGGTAGCGTGTGGGGTTAAGAAAGATAAGAGAGAGGGAAAGAGTTTTTTGGAACTTCAGCGTGAGGTTAAAAGGCTTGCAAAAAGATACAAAGTAAGATATACTATACAAGGAAGCCACATAAGAAAGAAGTATTTTAAGTTTCTACGTGGTATTGGCTATGAAGTATCTGAAATGAAAAAGGAGGAAAGATATGGGTAGTGGAGCAGGAACAGCGGTAGGGGCTGGTTTGGACTTAGTAACTGGTGGAACGGGCGTATTTACCACTCTCGGAAAGACGTTTGATGCTCGCAAGCAAGGCAAGAAAGAGCGCAAGATTGCCAACCAACAAATAGCAGCCGAACAGAGAGCTATTGCTGAACAGAAAAGAGCTGCATTAGCTGAAAGAAAAGGTCAAATTGATGCGTTAAGAAACTCTATGGGCGGAACTGGTCGTGGTACTCGTGGAACAAATCTTTCTGGTATTAAAGCTGTTGTAAATGAAAAGTTAGGATAAGATATGGGTGGTATTCACGTAGGAAATCCATTTAAACCTGTTGAAAGAGCATTTAAGGCTGGTGAGAAAGCTGTTGAAAAAACGGGTGGAGTTGTTGCGAACATAGCCACTGGTGGTGGGTATAGTTCTGCTAAGAAGCAAAAGAGATTGGCAAGGGCTGAGGATGCACGCCAAAGACAAGCTATTGCTGAACAAAGAGAACGTGAACTTGCTCAAAGAAAAAGCCAAATAGACCAACAAAGAGAAAGATTGGTGGGAAGTGGGCAAGGTACTAAAGGCTATAATAAGTCTGGTGTGAAGGCTAACATAAACAAGGAGCGTTTAGGATGAAGAAAACAGCAGAAGAACTGATTAAAAAGCAAACTGGGTGTGAGGATGAACACTCACGCTTTAGAAATATGTATGAAGACGTGTATCGCTATGGTATGCCTGGTAGATTTAACACCATTACCGAAGTAGATACGAATGGGCAAAAGAATCGTGAAGTAATCTATTCTTCTGTGTTTGAACAAGCCTGCGATGAGTTTGTGCAAAGATTCCAAAGTCTCGTATGCCCTGTTAATACAAACTGGATTGACTTTGAGGCTGGTTATATGTTCCAGAATGATGAGGGTAAAATTGGTGAGGTCAACAAAGAACTCTCTAAGATTTCCAATATCTTAAACACATTTAAGGCGACATCTAACTTTGATACTGCTTTTACAGAAGCAAGCTATGATTTAATACCTGGAACAACTTGTTTGTGTTTGTTAGAGGGAACACCTGAAGAGCCTTATAGATTTACTGCGATTCCATTTAACGAACTCTATATGTGTGAGGGCGTTGCTGGGAACGTAGATACTTACTTTAGAAAGCTAAAAATTAAGAATAGTCTAGTAGAACGCCAATGGGCTGGTGCTAAGTTTGAGTACGAAGATAAGAAAGACGATGAACTGGCTGAACTGTTAGAGTGTACCTATTATGACTATGATATTAAACGCTGGCATTATGTGGTAATTAACGTAAAAGACCACAAGTTTATCGTGGAACGTACCTATAAGACAAGTCCGTTTATTGATTTAAGATGGGCAAAATGCGCTGGGGAAACCTATGGCAGAGGACCAGGACTTAAAGTTATTGCTGACGTGAAGACTCTTAATAGAATCAAAGAGTACTCATTAAGAGCTTTGGCTTTTACTATTCCGACATTCTTAGCGAGTACTGACAATGGGTATGACCCTGAATCATTTAAGTTAGAGCCTGGTGCAATTAACCCTGTGCCAACAAATGCGACATCTAACCCAACGATTCAACAATTAGCTGTGAATCCTATGCCTGAGCTTAGGAATTATAACGCTGAACAGCTAGAAATGGACATTAAGCGTGCTATGTTTGCGAGTACCATTCCTAATGACCCAAGTCCTAATATGACAGCTACGGAAGTCGCTAGACGTGTTCAAGAGCTGGATAATTCACTTAATAACTCTTTTGGGCGTTTGTTGGAGTTCTTGTATAGATTAGCTCAAAGAATGGTGGAAGTAGCTCAAAGATTCGGGCATATTGACGAGCAATTAGATGTTGGTAGCTTTAATGGATATGGCTATAAAGTAAAGGTAAATACCCAACTAGCTAACCAACAAAGTCGTAAAGAGGTGTCTGATGTGTTAGAATCCTTGCAGATTATGGCACAGTTTGACCCACAAATGACGTTCACAGGGAAAGTATTAGACCTTACAAAGTTGATTCCATATATGTTAGATAAGATGGGTGTTCCTAATATGTTTATTAGAACACCTGAAGAAGTTAAACAGTTAGAGCAAGAGGAGGCTGCGGCGATGCAACAGGCACAAGTTAACGCTGTGCAAATGGATGTAGAAGCATCTAACGCAAAAGAGGAAGGAAAAGCAAATGCTCAACGATTACTCCAAGATGGGCGATAAGGATTACAGAGCTTCTGTATTTCTTAGCGTTTTTGGCAATCCCGAAGGGGAGTTAGTACTGGACTGGTTAGAGAAGAATTATCGTATTCTCTCGCCTGACTTTACTAATCCAAACGATGTGTATTATAGGCTCGGAAGACAGAGTGTAATAACACACATCAGAACAATAATAGACCAAGCAAAAGGAAAGAAAGATGGTTGAAGAAACAAATCAGGAGACACCCGCGACTGAAGAAGTCAAGGCAGATGCACCTGAACAAAAAGCATCTGAAACACAAGAACAAGAAGGGTTGTTGCCCAAAGAGGAAACAAAGCCTGAAGAGGGTGATGCGCCTATTCCAGAAGGACTAGACGAGGAAATCTTTGACAAGGAAACAAGAACCCTGAAAGAATCCGCTGTGGTTGAACGTTTAAAGAAGAACACAGAGGAAATTGGTCGTTGGAAAAAGCAAGCTAACGATATGCGTAGAAAACTCTCTAAGGGGGTTGATGCGCCTGAAGACGTTAAAGAGTATGCTGAAAAGTATATCCCTGAGGAAAGGTATGAGTTTGCTTTGGATGACAATGAAACAGAAGTCGGGAAACACATTCACGGAGTATTAGACTCTTTGGATAAGTTCGCTTTTGAACACGGGATGAGTGTTGAAACAGCCAAAGACTTGAAGAATATGTACTTGAAATACGCTGAAGATGTCCAGATTATTGACGGGCGTTCAGAAGAAGAAAAAGAACAAGCTAGGGCGGAGTATATCGCTGAACAGAAGAAACTGTTAGGCGATAACGCTAATGAGATTATCAAACAGAACGCACGCTTTGCAAGAGACTATGGCTTGTGGAGTGAAGATGAAAAAAACTGGCTATTGTCTGAAATGGACAAGAGTGCGGTGGCTAACTCTTTTGTGAACAAGGTTCGTAAGTTATTCGGACAAAACACATCTGAGGATATTCCTGTTCGTGGTGTGAGTGTGAGTGGCTTAGCTGACGATAAGACACTTGCCAAAGAGTATTACTCTGATAGCACGACAGATGCTCGTAAAATGCAAATCTTGCAAATGCGTATTGATGCAGGTCGTACAGGTGGCTTGCCAATGCCTGAATAGTCAAATCCCTCACTTTTTTAAGTGGGGGTCATTTTTTTACTTGACATTACTTTTTTTATACACTATAATGCGTTTAAAGGGCTAGGTTCAGCTCATTACTTGACCGAAAGCCGACTGTTCACGGTTGCCCCCTTATCTTTTTGGACAGGTATGAACAGTAATAAAAAACAATCATTTATTACTTCAGGGGTGTTCATAAGATGGTTTTCTTTGGCTTGTTTCACCATCACGACAAAAACAAGACAACCGATGCCCACCCTATCGGAAAATAAAACAAGGTGGTTAACCTAGAAGTCTTACTGTGTGAGGTTACACACGATAGGGGATGGACTAAGAGCTGAGACACATAGGCTCGCCAAACAGGGTAAAGCTGGTAAAGGCTGAGGTGCAGAAGTGCGAGGGAACTACCTAAAACGTTCTCCCTGATAAGTCTAGGATAATATGTGGAGTTGATTGTTCTTGTGGTGATGCTGGCTCTTTACCAGTGTCATCCCCAACTAATACCCTATTGACAAAGTATTTAAAAATAGTTTATAATATAAACAGGTTGGAAAAACCCTTTTATTTAGGCTCAACAGCTAGTCTGTCCCTTTCGTGGTAAAAGGCATATTTTGAAAACCTATTGTGAAAATGACAAACTAACATTAAACGAAAGGAAAACTTAATATGTCATTAAAAATAGACCAAGTGTTCCAAGATGCGTATGATGCAGAAGTCAAACGTGCCTATGGACAAGTTGGTATGTTACAGGGGACTGTATATACCAAAACGGGGGTGATTGGTAAATCCGTCTATTTCCGTAAAAAAGGAAAAGGAATGGCTACTCAACACATTCCTTCTGCTAACCGTACTGCGATGAACGTGAACTTCCAACAAGTTCAATGTAACCTGCAAGACTGGGAAGCTTTTGACTTCGTTGACAAAATGTCTATGAAGAAAATCAACTTTGGTGAAGTCAAAGAATTGGCTGAAGTTGCTGGCGATGCTTTGGGATTGCGTAAAGACCAAATCATCATTGATGCCATCAACACTGGCTATGACTCAACCAATATGAAGTTTGGTACAAGTGGAAATGCTTTGACAGTGGCAACCTTGATTGCTGCTACAACAGCTTTGGATAACAATGGTGTGCCTTCTAGCGACCGTTACTTCATCCACACAGCCAAACAAAAGGCTGACTTGTTGAACACCACAGCTGTTACATCTGCTGATTACAACTCTGTTAAAGCTTTGGTGAACGGGGACATCAACACATTCTTGGGATGCAAATTCATTTGTATTGCCAAACGTGATGAAGGTGGCTTGCCAAACGATGGTACGAATGATATTGGCTTTATCTATCACAAACGTGCTGTTGGTTTCGCCTTAGGTCAAGAAGTCCAAACAGAAATGTCTTGGGTTGCTGAACGTGGTGCTTGGATTGTCGGTGGCGACTTCTCCGCTGGGGCTGTCGTGATTGACGATGATGGTATCGCAGCTGTTCAATCCGTAGATTAAGGAGGTGAACTATGGCTTTCAAAGCGAAAAACTTACGTGCTTTAGGTGATAACGCCACTGCTGGAGTTGTCCCTAGCTTGTGGGTGTACTACAATGAAGGTTCTGATACTGTAACGACTGGTGGGTACATTCCTACATCTTATGGTATTAAAGCCAAAGACCAAATCTGTGTGATTCCTGCAAACGGACACGATGCCACTTGGTATTATGTAACTGTTTCAGGTAGCACTGCTACTTTGGTTGCTTATTCGTAAGCTAAACGGGGGTGGGTAATCTCCTGCCCCCTATTCTAAAAAAGGAGGAATAATGTTTAATAATGAAAACTTGCACGCACTTACCAACGCTGGGAACAATGGTGGTAATTTTTATTTTTACTTTAACGTTGGTGGTGATACTGTAACAGAAGCTGGATATTTTAAAGATGTTCGTTTGGCTGTTGGTGATGTGATTTTATGTTATAATGGCTCTGCTGTTAATTCTTATAAGGTAACAGCTAAGGTTGGAAACGACAAGACTGTTACGCTTATTGCTACTGACACAAAGGCTGTGTGGGGTTCTGTTACAGGAACGCTCTCAAGCCAAACAGATTTAAACACTGCTTTGGGTGGTAAGTTTGATAAACCTACTGCTCCGACAGTGGAAGGAACATATACCTTAAAGGCTACCGTTGATAGCGAAGGTGCTGTAACTTATTCTTGGGTAGCTGACGAATAGGAGATAATATGAACGCAGACGAAATTAAAAACGCCGCATTGGCTGAACTAGGATATACAGAAGAACAAAACCTACACTCTGATGATGACAATGGGGTGAACATTATGAATAGGGCATATCCTAGAGTTTTGTCTTTGGCGTTACAATCCTATGAATGGTCTTTTGCTAAACAGGCAGAAGAAGTTACAACAAAACAAACTGTGAATGGAAAGTTTAAGTATAAATACACACTCCCTGATGATTCTTTGTATTTAAGGGGTAAATATAGTGATGATAAATATACCTACCCCTTACAAAGATACGAACAGAATGGGGATGAGTTCTACACTGACAGTGATAAATTATTTATAGTGTACACAAAAAAAGTATGCGAAGAGTCTATGCCAGCATACTTTGTTGAATATCTAGTTTATAAACTTGCCTCTAATTGTTGCACGAAAATAACTGGTGATAGAGAGTTATTACAGGAAATGGTAACAAGAGAGCAAGTATCTTTTGGAGAGGCTAAAAATACTGACATTAAGCAACAGGCGGTAAGGGTTGTGCCTACTGGTGCTTTTACAGATGTGAGGTTCTAAATGGCAGGAACAATACAGAAGAAAATCAAGTGGAGTAAAGGACAAATAGTTCCTGAACTGGTAGAACGTGCCGATATGGCTATGTTTGATTCATCTGCACAAAAGATGGATAACGTAGTTTCTACTGTGTTTGGTGGTGTTAGAAGTCGCTATGGAACTAAATATATTGATGTTATTACAGGATTAAACGAGGGCGAGCCAACATCCATTACTTCTGATATTTTTAACGATACTACTCATTTTACGGACAATACCTATAAAACAGCATCAACAATAGGAGCAAATAGGATTTTGGGTGTTGTTGACTATGGTTCAAACGAAAGTACTACAAGCGTAATTACAGTGAAAAACATAGGCGTTTTGCCATACACTGGAGAAATTACATCTGGTACATCTACTTTGTCGCTGAATCACGGTTTATATGAGATAATTGTTGTAGGT